GATAGATATCCAATAGTACCAAACAGGAATAACAATACGAGTTTGAGCTTATCGAGAACCATAGAGTTGTTTCTCTAGTTCTTGTATTTTCTCTAACAGTTTCAGTACCTCTTGGATGGGTACCCACTTACCAGATACGTCAGTTGTTATCTTCATAGTTTATCAAAGTCCTATCTTGTATGTTCCAGTATCTCTCTACGGCCTTCTTAGCCGAATCGGAATTAATATACATGCCTAATCCAATGGCCTTCTCGGTATCTGGATAAACTGTCGTGGTATGTTTCGTATTGATTGAATGACCAGCACGGTTTACTTCACCGATAATCCGACCATGTTCATCATAATACAGAAAGTGTGCTACGGTCTCTCCGTCTTTCCATTGGCGACTCATATAGAAATCTCTGGTCGGTCAAATACCATGGCAATACCACAGATGGTGATTAATCGAAATCCTTTAGGAGTTTTTTCTCTGTAAAACCAGAATCTTTTGGAAAGACAGAGAAAAGGATTTTCGAAAAGGTCGGTCCAAAATTGGAATATATGGAGTAGCTTCATTTCGTTTCCTTATCTCTAATGATTAAATTCATTCGTTCTCTACCGAATTGGTCTACGCAGATCCAAGTATGGCTCAGCGGCTTCTGAGGACGGCAGGTGAGAATGATATTGGAATCTTTGGAATCTTTTGGTATCGGCGCTTCTTGTCCGGATGCGGCGGAAACGCAGAGAAAGTAGAGAGGTATTATTACTAGAGGTTTCGCCATAATATAGTGTTGCGTTTCGCCGGTTCGTTTCGTTACTTGGTGAGATTATTCCAGAAGTCGATATACGTTTCGATTAGTGTGGTCCAAAGTTTAATGATGGATTTGATTGGATGTTCAATCACGGTGGCCATAGCGATAAGAGTGGCTGGTACAGCGACCAGTGCGGTGATAATAATACCAAGAATGCCTAGAAATGTAATCATGTTTTTATAAAGTCAATAATGCCTTGTGCTGTGTTGAAATGGCGGGTTTTATAGGAACGGTATTCTTCTAGTTCTTTTTCAAGTTCAAGTATCCGTTTGCGGAGTAGAGAGTTCTGCTCTTCTGTATGGGGTAGGTTTAGTTCAAGTTGGTCTTTTAAAATAACAGCATCTTCGTAACCTGGATGATATGGTGCTTCAGCAACTAAATCAGGTTCTTCCATGCCGGTGGCGGAAGAAGGAGTTACACAACCAAGTCCTGGATCATAGGCCGATTTTCTATCATCAGATGTAAACGTGGTCATTTATCTTCCTCATAGTATTCGTTTTTTAACCATGCAGCGGATTGTTTTTTTCCTTCTTGAATACCTTTTTGAATCTCATCAATACGGGATTGTAATACAGAAGCGGTTGTATTGAAATGGCCTGTACCTTCTTCTTTTGGTTTGTAGTAATCCCGTAATAGAGTTTCTTTTTCGTTCTCTAGTACGGCAAGGTATTGTTCATTAGTGATTTGGTGTGTCATGGTCTTTGCTTTCAAAATGTTTCGTTCATCAGGTAGAGGACCACAACCTAGGCGGTCCCATTCATTTTCAGAATAATAGTAATTCGGTTTCTTCATTCTTCAAATACTAATACAACATCATCTTCAGATACGATATAGAAATCGGTGGCCATATATTTGGCCAGGCGTGCTTTGTTCCAATTGGGTAAAATCAAGTCACCTTCTTTAAGATCCAAAACATCTGGTCCGATTTTTAATACTTTGCCTTTATTGGCTTCTAGTGGATCGGCAGAAGAAAGGACGATACCAGATGCGGTCACCTTTTCTTTTTCAATCAACTCAACGATTACATTATTCTTGATAGGCTTTAACAATTACAATTCTCCTTCCATCATTACATTCATCAATTACAAACTGTGGTACATTTAATTTATTTCTCAATACTGAATTACAATTATACTCTATAGAAACTTGTTTGTCAAACTTTTTATGGTAATCATCTTGTTGAACAAAGAGGTAGGCAGACGCCACCAAAAATACACCGAAAAACACTTTAACGGTTTCGGTATTTGGTAGCATGATATTCTCCTATAATTTTAGCATTTGTTCATAAGTATAATTTCGTACCATGTATTCAGAAGGATTCTTCAGATAACAGGCTTCTAAATCACCTGGTCGAGCATCCTTATATATCACACTAAAATCCACATTGTTTACTTCTTTAAAAATATTTACGATTTCTTGTACCGTTCTTGTATCACCATAGGCCAGATTCTCTACTTGATTTGATGGCCTGTCAATCGCTCTCATTAGAGCCATACAAATATCATTCACATGAACATACTCTCTCACACAGGTACCGTCTTTTGTATTGTAATCTTTTCCATACAAATTAAACTGACCTGTTTTGGTCGCTTGAGTAAGATTAAAAAACAGTCCGTCAGGATTGGTGGCGGGAAAGCCATCTGTACCAATCACGTTGTAAAATCGGAATGTTGTGAAATGTTTACATTGTTCGGCCACGATATCTTCTGCCACACGTTTAGATAGGCCATACGGAGATTTTGGATCGGCTGCAGCACCAGTAGAGGCAAAGATAAAGTTTTTAAATTTGATTTGTTGTATTACGTTAAGAGTACCATTGATATTGGTATCATAATACAATGTTGGATAATGAACCGATTCTCCAACACGAACCAAGGCAGCCAAGTGAATTACAGCATCATAGGTATGAAATGATGGAGCCCCGTATCGTAATTCTTTGGCATCACGAATATCACAATCGTATTGATGCGCATCCATCTTATTATCATAGTCTAACTTATGAACTTCAATATCATGTTTTTTTAACATGGCACAAAGGTGACTACCGATATATCCGTTAGAACCGGTAACTAATATTTTCATGTTTGACCTAAATGTTGTTTTAGGCGATCAATTAATTCTTGTATGCGATGTCGTGCTTGGCTATCTTGTGGTGTCCATACAATCAATCCTTTTAACCAATTCAATAACTCTTTTGGATCCATTAGTTAAAAATACTTGACCAAGTTTTAAGTTTTATCTTTTTGTGGTCTCTAGCCGCATTCATGGCTTCAGTATTCAATACACCTTGTTCGGTTAGAATATCAATCATCGCCAAAGTTTGGCCAATTTCCATTTGTAATTCTTCCAAGGTCGTACCTGATTCTTCGGTTGGCCATCTAGATTCTGTACCAAAACGAGATATTTTACAAGCCGCTTGAATCACTTCAGCACATTCTTCTTGTAAGATTAGAAGTGCTTCTTTTTGTTTATCATTCATTATCATCTTTCTCAATAAATTTAATCACAGGCATATATTCTTCCACTTTTTTAAGTGCTTCCAATTTTGTGGAAGCAATTACTTTGCAAGTATATACACCATCTTTCATACTAATCGTAAATGGAACAACTCCATTAATGAACCATTCTTCTTGCACATAACACTTGATAATCCATTCTTTAGCATTAAGACACCGCTTAATCATTTCATCAGCAATTCTTTTAGGATCAAATTCATCTTCAGCAATCATATTAGACATCGTTCCATTTCTCCACTAAAAAACTTGGCCCTTTTTTATCTTCGGCCAAAACATAATCTTCTGCCATATCTTCTGCTTTTTGGTAATCGGCAGTAACTTCTTTTTTAATTACCTTGTCATTAAGATAATAGACAATAGTATAATTGAAGTCTGCTCTTTCTACAATGGCTTTTTTATCACCATTCATAAATTTAGATAGTTCCATTATGCAATCATTCCTATAAATCGATTTAATACAACACGGTTAGATAACCTGTTACCGGCATACTTACTAAATGCAGACACCAGACCACGAGTAGTAGCATTTTGTTTGACATGAAATTCTACATCATCATCAGTATCTAGGCCTTCTGAACGGAGTAAATAATACTCATCAAAACCAGCATTGGTAATAATTTTATATTTCTCTTTACGAAACTCGGCTTTCAATTTCAAATGGTCACTAGCTCTAGGATAAAATGTGTGTGCAACACGGCCAAACTCACGACCAGACAATACATAGAAGCCAATCACATTACATTGTGTTCTTGCTTTTAACAATTTAATGTAGGCGGCCATTAATTCTGGACCATATGGTTCATAAACCTTTTGTTCATTTTTGGTAATTGGATCACGAATCACCAAAACTTTTTGTTTACCATATGAACTACCCGAATCTAAATCCGGATTATTATAACCAGATAGTTGTTTTTCTTTGCCATCGGTATGCGTATGTGAAAACAAAACATTTCTTACTGGATTGCCTTCACCATCGGTTAGAAATACCGTATTGACAATTTGTAACTTGTAGTTCTTTTGAAACTCAGGTATAATCTTCATAGCAGCAATCACGGCTTCATAGAGTGGTGTGCCACCAAGATGAAACCAATCTGGACGGCAAGCACGGGGTTCAGCACAACGAACCAGAGCAGAGCAAGCATAAGTGAATTCAGATGCAGCCATTTTGCTTGATAATAAATTCATTAATTTGAAACCATGCAAATCTAAATCCCCGGCTTTGAAATCAACACTATACTTGTCAGTATGTTCGGATGTGAAAGCATATACTTCATAAGGAATATTTACTTTCTTACAGAACATCACTAGATTGATTAATTGTTTAATAGTGTTCTCCATGTGGTCAGACATAGAACCAGACCAATCAAGAAACATAACCAAACCATGGGATTTACCTTCAGGCAGAGTAGTCATGCGTTTAAAAATATCTTCGGTAAATTGATAAGCATAAACTTTGTTTAGATTCAATTCACCAGTTTTAGAAATTGATGCACGTTTCTGTTGGTCGGCATTTTTGCGCAATTCAAATTCTTTGGCCAAATAACCAACAACTTTCTTGGCATCATTACGAATTTTCATAAAAGCAGTTGTATCGATACCAGAAATGTTGTATTTACCCAAATCATTTTTGTATTCAGTCCATAACTGTTTGTATGGAACGATAGCTTTTTTCAAATCGATATCATTGATGTTGCCATAGTAATAATGCCTATCACTTGATTCAAATAATTTACTTTCGTTTTGACGATATGATTTATCAGTCAAAGAATCAAATTCTTCTCCAGTGGTATCTCCACCTTCATGGCCAACTTGTTGTTCTTTGTAATCTTCATCAACTTCATCCATCGATTCATCGGCTTCAGAATTTGATTGTGAAAATTTCTCCATGGTGTCATCATCATAATCATCAGATTCTTCGTAACCTTCTGATTCAAACTCGCCATCAGGATCTTCTTCAAATTCAGGATTTTGCAATTTGCGTTGTTCGGCTTCTTCTTGCATATAAGCCATAACATCATATGCGAGCTTAATAACATCATCATAACTCTCGGTGTTCTCAATGCGATGTACCAATGTTTTTTCGATATCATTAAAACGAATACCTTGTGCGGCGCCGCCTTTTGTATAAAGATTAACACGGTCAATGAAATTCATATCATTGAGGTCTGTGCCATTTGTACCAAAGAAATCTTTCTCAATTAGTTCACGATAACCACGAACAAACGAGGAACGAATACCAGGATATTTGTTTTTGATTTTTCTTTCGATACGGGAATCTTCCAGCACATTCATAATACCCATTGGTATCTTTTCTTCATGTGCTTTCATCATACCATCTAGGGGAGTGTATAGTGCATGGCCAACTTCGTGACCTAGAAAAAGGTCATAGAGATAACCTGAGATGTTTTTATCGAGAATAGGAACGGTCAACACACGGTTCTTTACATCAAATGCGGCCGTGTTAGTATTACGCTGTTCGATAGTCAGATTTTCATTTGCCATTAGTTTGGCAAGTAACGATTTAGATTGAATTAGTTCCATAGATTCTCCGAGTTAATAATAGTATTATCTCATAAAAATCATCTACCGTCAAGCGGTAACTTTCATGCTGTTGTTTTTATACAACGCTCTGATCCGGTAAAGATTTTAGGTAGAGTTTTCCTTCTCTATATTCCATTTCGATGGCCTGTCCTTCTTTCCAATCATTATATTTTACAATTTCTTCCGGAAGAATTAAGATACCATCGCCTGTACCATCATTTGCATCAACAATTTTGGTAGAATAACTTTTATTGGTAATATTCTTTGCGTTTTTGGTAGTCATTCAAGTCTTTTTCCATATTTGTAAGAGTTGCCCACTTGCGAGTTACGATATCTAAACGTTTCCACGCAGGAATTTCATCATCATCTGCTTTGGCATCAAGCCAAATATAGTAAGAAGTGTCATTCATATTTTTTTCCTTCGTTTTTATCAAAAATTCGCTGCTCAATTGCAGCTACAAGCTCTTCGGCAAGATTCGGATTGAACTTTACCAAAAAATGAGCAACATCATCAGCTGGAATATGACGCAAATTATGCATAATTTCATCAATTCCTCTATGTATCTGTGTTTCTTCCCATTGTGTTAACATAATTTCTCACATTTCATAAAAAGTATTGCTCGGAATAATAAATTTGCCGTCTTTTTTTGCTTTTCCGAGCGTTTTAAGCAATTTTAACTCAATTTCAAGTTCTTCAGCCGACAAATTTTGCAAAAATTCTTCATAATCGTCCCAATCTTCATCACTCCAACCTTTAGGATTCATTTTTCATCATCTCCGCATGCTGGAAATTTCTTTTGCTTCAGCATCCGTGAAAACCGGCACAGCATTTGATTTGTGCATCGTAGCCACACCTTTCATTTTATTGCCGGTATACGAAAATGGAAGTTTTTTTGTGCAAGGTATAAAACCTGTATTTACGGACGCAAACCTAGGCGTTTCTCGGCCTGCAGGAATCTTAGGCAAAGGAACAGTTGCGGAAATATTCTTGGATTTTGTTTTACTGAAATTGGTAGACACCGAATTAATGGACAGTAGCCATTCTTCGTGCTGAAGTCTTTTTGCTTTTGAAACTTTCCGTTTTTTTGATTTTGGAATGTAACCGTGAATAATCATAATAATTCTCCAATGTAGAAGAACCATTATACTACGGAAATAAGTGAATGTCAATACACATGTTGTACGGAAACAACATTAATACCAATACCTTTATTTGAAACGGCAACATACCTACTTATACTAAAAATAATTAAAAATTTAGGTAATATTACTCTTTCTTACCTTGTGAAATTTTGAGTTCTTCAAAATCCTCATCTTCCCAATGTTTCATTTGTTTCTTTACTTCAGAATGTTCGCCTCTGCGCCTTTTACTATGTAAAAAGTTTTTGGCGTAAATGTAATCATCATTATAGTCTTGGTTCTTACGGAACTTACCTACAAATTTGGTCACTTGCAATCTCCTATTTCATGGTTTCAAACGTTATGCCTTTTATTTTAGTTTCCGGCATATTATGCATATCCTCTTGTGATATGTAAGTTATATCAGCATTAGGATAACAAATCTTTATAATTTTGAGAAGTTGGCAGACTGTGCCATCTGAATCATTGAATGTAAATACTTCATCAACATATTTTAAGCTTTTAATAATTTCTCTGCGTGTTTCATAAGTTTGTACAAAACCTCCGAGTGTCCACATCATCCACCAATCAGTATGGACGCCGACAATAAGGTGGTCGCCTCGATGGTGACATTTTTTAATATAATTTAATTCTTCAATAGATAGTGGATCAAAAGCACCGCAAATAACGACAATTCTCTCTTTTTCGTGCATTTAAGGTAATAGGTCTGGAAAAGCTTCCTTTACAAATTTATAATCTAGACCCCTTACACCTAAATCTTTACTTAAAATGCCAATCACAACTTCGGCTTCACGGGGCTCCAGTCTTTCTAACAACTGTAACAACAATTCTTTTCGTTTTTCTATAGTGAGTATTTCTGCATTAGGATGTCCTTTTTGGAACAAATATAATTTACGTAATTCAACTGATAATTGTGTTCCAGAAAGTCCAGGCAAAACATCCGTTGGCACTTCATAATCATCAGGCATTTCAGTTATTAACCATTGATGATTTGGATGAAAAGCCAATTGAAGTACCTGTACCAATGTAGTTGACAGATTTTTTTCAATTACTGCCATTCTGTCTTTTTTAGATGAAACCATTTCAAATTCATCAAATATTTCATATATACTTTTCATCAAAATTCCTCTATCACTTCCATTAAGTTTTTCAGCTTGTGTTCAATAAAATAATTTAACAACTTACCTTTAGCAGGTTTTGTTTCTTCATAGGTATTTATAATTTTTGTTTTGATTTCTGTGGGAATGAAAGTCAAATCAATTAAGGATTGATTACGAACAAAGTTGGTTTGGTCAGTTTCACTATACTTCTCCACTTGTTCATCTAGGTACTTATCTAATGTTTTCTGTGTGATTGGTTTCTGACGGAGGTCACGGACAAAGCAATCGGAAGGCGAAAAGATGTTGGGTATGCCATCGCCTTTATCTCCACGAATAATCTTCTCCTTGAGTTCCAATTTAGGGTTTTCCGATTTCACAAATTTCTTTTGTGATGGATTGTATTGTTTTACATTACTACCATATTGTTGCAATTGGAGAAAATCACCATCACTTGATAAAATCAAAATCTTTTGGTGTGGTGAATAGATTGGTACCAATGTGCCAATAATATCATCGGCTTCAGCACCTTCAACATCCAATACTTTATATGGAAAATTATCTTTGAGTTCTTGTTTTAGTTTACCGAGAATATCAAAAATTAAGTGCCAATCCAAGTCTGATTTATCACGGGTCTTTTTACGATTTGCTTTATAGAAAGGAAAAAACTCTTTACGCCAATATTTACGGTTATCACAACACAATACAATCTCACCATACTCCGTTTTGAAATTCTTTATGTGATTACGAATGATGTTTAACACCATATGACGAATTAGGCTTTCTTCCAACTTGCCTTTGTGGTTGGCAATTTGTGCCATAAGACCGGCAAGTAACACTTGATTTAAGTCAACGAGAATCATAACAAACTTTCAATAGTTTCCAATAGACCTATTGTATCAGGTTTTCATCAGTTTGTCAAACGTTTTTTGAATAAAGGCCTCAGATGTGGTGGTACGCTTTGCAAATATACCAAACCAATTTTGTGGTATTAAGTTTGAAATGTATTCATATGGATCGGCAAAGATGGCTTCAAATTTATCAACATCATACAATTTACCATCTTCATGTTCTTTGAATAAAATTACATGATATTCATCACCCATGGAATTACCGCCAATCTTTTCACCTGGGTTTTTGTATGTTGCGCCTTCAATATGTAAATCATCTTTCTTCTCGCCAGGCAAAAAGAAAATTGCATCATGGCCATCTTTACTAAATTCTTTTAAGAAGTCTAACATTCTAATCCTTTAATATGTGATTTTCTAACTCGTACCATTATCCATGTGTTATAGTAATCATCTGATTCCATTACACCACGAACAAACTGTTCTTTTGCTTCGAGATAACCACATACACCTTTAGATTTACATAAGTGTAATATTTCACGGACAAAATTTTCATGTCCGTATTGTAACACATCTTTCTGTAAGGTGTCACTACTTCCATAGTAAGTTTGCCAATTTGAACTGGCTTTATACCGTTTCTTTTTACCTTTGACTTGTTTGGTTTTGGCAGAATAAAAAAACTTTTTGCCTATGTATTTTTTACCATTCGTCAGATTAGTTATCTGATACACGAACCCGTAGTTATCACCAATCAAGTCTTCCGTAAAATCTTTACCATCATATTGCCAATTTAGTCCCATTCCTTAGTATCCAAATCATCGTCATCATCCTCTATATAGTCCTCGGATAATTCTTCGATTTGTTCACCGCAAAATGGGCAATGTTCTGGTAGTTCTTGTGAGACCATTTCTTCTATGAAAGAAACATTATAGGTCGATTCACAGTTTAGGCATTCACCTGATAATGATTTATTTGTCATTTAAATCCTTAATGAGCCCAAACATCACCCCAATTTCCTGATAGAGAACCTTTTGCATAATCAGTTGCTCTATTCTCAAAGAAATTTGTGTGTGTTGGTGCGTTAATCATTTCCTCCACCCATGGCAAAGGATTACGTTTCACTTTAAACTGACCTTTGAGTCCTAAAGAAATCAATCTACGGTCGGCAATATAACGAATATACTTTTTAACATCTTCAGCAGATAAATCTTCCATGGCACCCATTGCGAATGCCAAGTCAATAAACTTATCTTCTAATTCTACCATGCGTTCAGCAATGGTGTATAGTCTGCCTTTTAATTCATCGTTCCAGATTTCACGATTTTCTTCTATGTATGTACGGAATAATTTAATCATATTCTCAGTATGTTGTGTTTCATCAACAATAGACCAAGTAACAATCTGACCCATACCTTTCATCTTGCCGTGGCGTGGAAAGTTCAATAACATAATGAATGATGAGAACAGCTGCATACCCTCAGTAAATGCAGAGAATACGGCAATGTGTGTTGCTGTATTTTCTTTAGTGGTATTTTGACCAGAGATATTCATAACATAATCATGTTTCTCTTTCATCTCAGCATACGCCATAAATTCATTATAGGTCGTGTCTGGAAGACCCAAGGTTTCAATTAAGTGTGAGTATGCAGCGATGTGTAGTGCTTCTCTTGCTGCGAACCCCAAAAGCATCATCCTGATTTCTGGCTGTGGAAAATAAGGAAGATAATTATTAACATACCCGCCAGCAACGTCAATGTCTCCTTGGGTAAAGAATCGGAAGATATGTGTAAGAAATTGTTTTTCTTCTTTAGTGAGTTTTTTCTTCCAATCTTTAACATCTTCCAACATTGGAACTTCTGTGTGTAACCAATGAGATTGCTCATGCTTAAGCCATGCATCATAAGCCCAAGCATAATTAAAAGGTTTAAAATATGAACGTTCATCGGTCATCCTTGATTCTGTTTTTTTAATCATTATTCTCTTTACTGTTAAACGTTAAATGATGAGCCACAACCACAGGTACTTTTAACTTCTGGATTGGTTATGACAAATTGTGAATTAAATTTTTCTTCTTTATAATCTAATGTCGCTTCCATTAAATATTGTGCTGACATAGAATCAACAAATACTTTAACATCATCTTTTTCAATCACAAAATCATCTTCTTCTTGGGTTTCATCAAAACTAAACTCATATTGAAACCCCGAACAACCTCCACCTTTTACGGACATTCTTAATGCCATATTAGGATTCTTTTCTTCTACAATCAAATCTTTTATTTTACTAAATGCATTATCGGTTACAGTAATCATTTTATACCTTACATGAACATTTAAGTTCGTAATTTTTTATTGCTGCTTTAATAGCGTCTTCCGCAAGTATTGAGCAGTGGATCTTGACCGGAGGGAGTGCCAGTTCTTCCGCAATCTGAGAATTCTTAATTGTTCCTGCTTCGAGTAACGTCTTACCCTTGACCCACTCGGTAACCAAGGATGAACTTGCAATAGCAGAACCGCATCCATAAGTTTTAAATTTT